AGTTTAGTAAGGGAATTTTTTGTTAAGAATTGAAAAATCTCATTAATATTATGTGTCATTTCGATACTTTCATATTCTTTTATGATGTTCTCTTGTAACCAATCAGGGATATGTTCGAATAAAACTAATTCTTTATTTCTTTTAAAGTGTTTAATATATAACGGATTCGATTTTAAATTTTCAGCTAAATCTTTAGCGAATTTTTCAGCACCTGATGGACCAAATGGTGTTGGTTTGAAAATGTCTTTAAATTTCCCATCTTTCTTAGTTTCTTTCCAAACATCATACTCGTCATATAATTTTTGACTAATAGCTAATTGTTCAAATTCTTGAACTGTTTTTACATGAATATCTTTATTTCTTAGAAAACTAATAAAATTATCAGTGAACTGAGTACCCCTTTTAATATGAGGAATATCATCACCATCATCACCACATAAAATGTGTTCAATTTTCCATTTTTTCAGTTCTTCATCTGACATTTTTATGAATTTCATTTTAATAGGGTCAAACAAATCACAACCGTACTCTAAAACTTGTTTCATGTCTTTATCTGAGGTCACAACTACTGTTTTCTCTATGGGAGCATACTTTTTAGCTAACACTCCAATGACATCATCACCCTCAGCTTTTTCTACATGAACAACTTTATATGGGAAAATAGAACCAAGAACTTCTACAAATTCATTTACTCGTTCATAAAAAGAATCAAAATCAATATCAGATTCATCTCTAGAAGATTTTCTTCTTCGTTTATAGTCAGGGAAAATATCTTTTCTCCAGTTTCCACCTCGTGCATCTAAAGCAAGGACAGTTTCTCCGTAATCTTTAAATTTTTTAGAAGCTAATCTCAGAGAATTAAGCATTAAGTGCATATAAAAAGGGAAAAAAGAATCTGTGTCGTATTTCCCATTCACTTTTGGTGCCTTTGCCTGGCCAACAGCCACATATAAGTTCCTAGCACTTAAATGTGAAAAATCATGAATAATCATGGTTTATAGCTCTAGGAATCCCTAGAGCTCTCCTAACATAGCTAAGATATCATCATCTTGAGAAGAAGTATCTTTTTTCTCAGGTGCTTTTTCAACCTCAGGTGCTTTTTCAACCTCAGGTGCTTTTTCAACCTCAGGTGCTTTTTCAGCTTCTTGTTTCTTTGCTGCTGCACGCTCCTTAGCTTCTTCGTAAGAACTTTTAGCCTTTGGTTCAGGTAAAGTCTCTTTTTCAGGTTCTGTAGAAGCCTTTCCTGTCCCACCAGCACTTACGCCAGTTCGTTTTTTATCAACATATGGTTCTGAAATTACATTACTACCAATTGAAACTAGTAAAGCTTCTTCAGGTGATTTTTCTAATACCCATGCGATTTTACTTTTAAGTTCATTATATGGCTTATAATGTTCTTTTGAAATAAATTCATTTAGATCAATACATTTGTTTTCAATAACATCAATCATTTGTTCTTCAGAATCAAATGCTTGTGATGGGGCATCAATAGTAGTACCATCATAATTTAAGAATTCTCCACTTCTAGCAATTTCTAATGTGATATTTGCTCCTAACATAGGGTCAAATAACTCAATTGGTTTTTTACCAACTTTAAGTTGAGCATCAGTTGGTTCAAGTGCTTGTTTGAATTTTTCAAATAATTTAACACCATATTTCCAAAAGAAAACTTTTCCATTATTTTCAGGATTAGCTGGGTCATTCACCACAAGAATATTTGAAATAAATGAAACTTTTCTTGAAAATGTTTTTTGCATTTTCTTAGATTGTTCTGTACCAACATCACCGAGTTCATACCAAATTTCAGAAACTGGACATGGTTCATCAATAGAACTTGGTGATGGCTCGATGTAATAACGGTATTTATTTTGTGCTTTATTGAAAATTCTTACTGAATGTTCAAAAACCCTAACAATAGGGATACCACCATCTTTTCCTGGAAGTAATCTAATTACTGCAGTTCCATTATCATTTTCATCTCTTTGTAATTTCCATTCTCTAGGATCATTAAAATCTTTATTTCCGCCTTTTGAATCAATACCTGTTTGAAGACTTTTCTTCATTGAATTCCAATCGTATGCCATTTTGCTTTCCTCGCTTTTTCGTTTTTTTCGTTTTTTCGTTTTATGTTTGACCAATTATCATTTTCATTGATGCATGGCACCATTTAATTTTAGTTACCGTTTATTTAATGCTAAAACAACCATTCTATTGGGTTAAATGAGTGATTGTTGTACTGTAATGACTATTTTAATTGGAGCATCAACTGCTTCCCAAATAGTAACATAATTCTGAGTTTTTGGATTCTTTATCACTGCTACATTATAATCATAAGATGGTAATTTATCGATATTAGAAATTTTCATTTCTATTTTCGTTGGTTCATTGTAATTACTACTTACTTCAGTAGAACTGTCATTTGTAATATTACCATTGTCGTCAATTTTACAAACTACTATATTTGATTTGTTATCATCTACTTCAATTACAAATGAATCTGATTTAGATAAAGAACCGATTTTCTTAGCTCTTTCAATATCACTTGAAGAGATTTCTAAGTTACAAACAGGTTCAACACTTTCCATCTTTTCTAAGAGTTCAGCTGGGACGTCTACGCTTTTTAGTCTGTTTACCTCAGAAGTCTGATAATGTTGAATACCATCATCTGCCTCAATAGTAACAGTTCCGTTATCGTATGAAACTTCTGGATTTGTATAGAAATCAATTAGTGCTAAAAAGTCACTAAAATATGCCAGTCCTAATTCTTCAAATTCACTTTCTAATTTACTCATATCAACAAATGCGATGACACTTTTATCTATATTCGTGATAGTTGAAACTGGGTATCTTAGAATTGCTGAATTCCCAATTTTTGTCACTTGTTTTAAAATATTTCTTGTTTCTTGATTTAACATTATTACCTCTTTTCGTTTTTTCGTTTTTACGCTTGTATTGTTTCAGCCATGACATTAAACATTGCCGTTTCTGCTGTTGTTTTTGCTATTCGTTTTGCAGTAGCTTTTGGTAATCCACCGAGTACTAAATCATCAGTAAATTTTCCTTCAAATTCTTCCTGAATTTGTTTTAAGTTTTTACTTGTATTTTCTAAACCATTTTCTTGAATCTCCTTTGCGAATGATATAACCTCATCGTGAAGTGCTTTTATTAGTGATATTGAAACTGTTGAACTCATGTTTTTCCTTTTTGTTTTTGAATATGTTATTATACTATTTTTAAGCTTTATTTCAACTTAATAATTACATGAATTATTAAGAAACTTTAGTGATGTCTGTTCTTAATAATTCATTCATTCTATTGATGTCTTTCTTTATCATTTTATTCGGAACTTCATTTAAGTTAGTTAGTGCCCAAAATATTTTATCTAAGTCTAATTTGTTATCTTCGATTATTTTTTCAAAAACATCATATGTTCTGAATCTTCTAATCATATCTCTAAATTTCGCAGGAGTTAAAATTTGTGATCTTCTATAATCAGAATTATCATCTAATAAATTTACATTAATCATCAAATCAATGATTCTAATAATATCTTCATTCACATTTCCTATGAAATATTCATATCTATAGATAGCATAAAGTTTATAACCAATTAGAGGTAAAATACCGTACACTAAATCTGGTTTCATTTTCTCATTGATATTAGTACCAACTAATCTATCATTGACATAAACATCAGCATCAGCCCAAAGGTGATTATCTATTGGTGATGTTTTATTCCAAAATCCAAATTTAAATTCATGTACATATCCGAATTCCCATAAAGCTTTTTGATATTTGTTTTCGAAGCTAATAAAATTTTCCATTTTAAACTCCTGTGATCATAAAAGGAGTATCGTCATTTGAATTTTCATCATACTCAATTTCATCTAATGACTCATCAACATTAATACCAATTAAATTAGCGAAAAATCTTCCTACTATGTCTAACATCTTTTATCCTTTAACCTTTATATAATATATTATACTATAAAAAAGATTAAAAGTAACTTAAATATCAACTTCCTTTTCCTTTATCGGAAAACCTTGTTCTATATAATCATCTAGTCTGTTAAAACTGTGTTTTAGAACATGATTTTTATTTTGCATTTTACCATTTTTAAGTTTTTTACTAAAATCATCTATAAAATCAAATAACCTAACTACGCTTTTATCTTTATGTTGTCTCATCCCTCTCCCTACTGATTGAAGAAGTCTAATAGATGAAGCTGTAGAACTACATAAGAATATATTATGGAGTCTTTTTATTGAAACTCCTGTACTTACTGTACCAAATGATGCAATAAGAATAGCATCATCTACTGCTTCAATTAATGCTCTTATTTTATTCCTAGTTTCACCGTCAATATCACCCTTAATAATAAAAATATTATAGTTACTAAGAGTATCGAATTTTTCTTCCATTTCTTCTTTACTCATGTATTTTGTTATTAATTTCTTATCTTTAGGTGTTAAGGGAGTTAGCGTGAATAATTTCTCAGGATCTAACTCTAATGCTTTTTCTAGTCTCATTTTTGTGATTTTTTCAAGAACTTGTACATTAGATAACCCAAATTTATTCTGAAGAACTAACTTTAATAAAAATTCACCATGAGAAAGTGTATTATACAATAAAAGGGTATTTCCATACATTTTCGTAGAATGAACTGCTAATTTAGCTATGAAGTTATTTCTTCTATAATGTTCTTCGATATACTTCACTTCTTGTTGATATTTCAACTTCTTTACAATTTTCTTTTCTTCTTCTGGGTAGTTCAAATACATAGATATAATACTAACAGGAGTTGCGAATCCTAGATCAATTAAACCTTGAGCTGTGATTATCTTTTCTGATTTTCCTAAAGTAGCAGATAATGTAAATCTATCAGCATGTACCTTTGGAAGAGTTCCAGTAAACCCTACTTTATAAAGGCAGTTTTTAGAAGCATTTATCAGTGCAGTAAGGCTATCACCTTTTGCTAAATGAGCTTCATCGATAAACACATAATCTAAACCAGCAAAATTATCTTCGTGCATTCTCATACCAGATTGCCAAGTGGTTACTGTTATTGGTTTATCGAAATTCTTATCTTTACCAGCATATATGACATGCACAAAATCATCAATATTCTTGAAATTGTATTCTTTGAAATCACCAAACATCTGTTCAACTAATCCGACATTCGGTACGATTAAAATCCCTTTCATACCTTTCGACATAAAATACCTTAAAAGAATATATATTGTCATTGACTTACCAGATGAGGTACACATAACGCAGATTTTTCTAGCGTCATTAATTGTCTTAACAACTGCCTCTATTTGATAACTTCTTGGAGGAAATGGTAGATCAAGCGTTTCGACAAATTGTTCTATTTCCTCTGTTGAAACATATTCTGGTTTTCTGAGTGGTTGATATTCTTCTGTGATGTGTTTTCTGAACAACTTAATAATACTCTGAACCAACCCTTTTGGGATCCTCATATTACCATCAGGGAGTACATCGAAGAAATATTTCTTCCCATCAAAAGTTCCTGCTCTATATTGAGGCATAAATTTATACCCTTCTACATAGCAAGAGAGAGCATCAACGAGTGAAATTTTCAAATCCATGATATCTTTAACATCCATATCAGAAAAATCTAAAATAGAATAACTTTCATCCTGATCATATATCTTCATAATTATCCTTTCCCTCATTATACCTAATTAAACTTACAATATCCTTAAAATGAATTTTTCTAAAACAAATATGTTCTAAGAGTTCATTTTTATTGTCAAATGCCCATGAGTAAACCTTTACAATAGCTAATACAAATGCATCACTAGTTTTATATTTACGTCTCTTAAATGCTAAGTAATTCAGGACACATCTATGAGTGTAATTTGTTTCTGTAAAAAACCATAATCCAAGACAGTCGAAAGAACTTTCGAATTTTAAGAAAATATAAAAATAATACATGTTCCTTAAAATGGGAATCTTCATAATCATTGTTTTCCACCTTTCCACATCTCCCAATCTATCAATGATTTTACAGTCCATCGAAAGTTATCTAAACCTTTTATGATATCTTCAATACTACTCATAACATTATCAACGCTAGAAAGTTTTTCTTTTATATCTAAATATTCTAAATCTTTTTCTATAAATGACTTAATTTCTGAATTATTAAGAGTTATATTATATTCATTCTTATAGTATAAATAAAGCTCCTGCCACTTTCTATCGAGTTGAAAAGAATATTTATGGTGTTTATTCTTTAATGAAAAATATGCAGATTGATAATATCCAACTACTGAAGGGAGTTCATTTAATCGTTGACTAATATCTTTTATTTCAAATTCTATAAATTCAAAATACCTTTTTGAGATTTGTTCGATGAAATTTTCTTTCATTTAATACCCTGTTCCTATATTTTCGTCAATTTCAAAAGAACCACTTTTTGTTTCTAAAGAGTTTTTAAGTTCATTTATTTGATTTCTTAATTCTTTAAACATTTCCTTATTAGAACAATCCATGTATAAAAGGTAATACATTTCACCTCTCGATGCATACTGAGAGGCTATTTCTGATTGACTATTCCAACGCTTATCAGCTTCTTTGAAATCGTTATTTGCTGATTTTAAAAAATCACCACAATTAGAAGCACTCAATGACATCACGAATAATGGCAATAGTAGAATTTTTTTCATTTTTTCTCCTTTAAACTTAATAAGGTATTCCGAAGAATACCCTATAAATTTACTTATTTATTTTTAGAATCTGAATCATTCATTTGGTCAATTTTCCCCATAATAGCCAAGTCTGTCAATGAAGCTAAACTTGCATCTGCACTAGACCCACCATTTCCACCATTTCCACCATTTCCATTCATGATAACAGTTTTCGGTAAAACAATAGAAGATTCCTTAAGTGCTTTATATTTAGCAACTTGTGTAACCTTTTGTACCTCTAGAATAAGAATATCTTTCCTAACCGCTTGATACATAGCTTTTTTGACTTTAGCTTCTGCTAAACCTTTTGCTTCAATTGCTTTAGCTTGTTGAAGAGCAGCAACCGCATTTGCTTTTTGAATACCTTCATTTGCTTTAGCAACTTCTAATTCTTTCTTTTTTCGGACAATCTGGAGCTCAGCTTCTTTTTGTTCTAAATCGACTCTTTTTTGAGCTTCAATAACTGCTGCATCTTTTTCTTTAAGCATTTTTTGTCTAGCTTCAATTCTTTCACGATTACCGCGAAGTTCAGCAGTAACTGCTGATTGTCTTTCATTTTCTTGTTCTTCGATTAACTTTTGACGAATAGCAATTTGGTCTTTTTTACGGTTAATGAAGTCTTTAAGTTTTTTCTCTGGTCTAAAGTCATCAATTGTTACTTGGACAATTTTAATACCGTATTTCGTTGTTGGTAATGCCTGTCTAAGTGGATTACCATTTTTATCCTTTTGAATTACAGTTCTATAGATATAACTATCTCTTTGTGGTCTTTTTGTAGGATTTGGATCTTTTAATCCAACATCTGAACTATTTTTCTTTACTAAGATCTTTTCCCGTTTAGTTATATAAAGCCCATTATTACCTTGATCTTCTACACGGATTTGATATTCATTTTGTCCACCCTGCATGAAATCTTCACCAGTAATTTGATTCGCTGTATAAACTAAAAGTTGTTTTGAAATTGGCTTAAGACCGCTTTCAATAAGGTTTCTTTCATTCACATAAGCCTTATGCATAGCCACGAGTAATTTCGGGTCGCTAGATAATTGATACCTAATCGTTCCACCAACATACCCACCATATGTATCTGCGAAATTGATTCGTTTCATTGAACCAAATCCTTCTTCATCACTATCATCATCTACATATGCTACTGTTTGAAACTGATCGTAAAAATGAACTGTACTTAATAACGGTACTTTAAAATGAATCCCTGGTTCAACTACTCCTTGCATTTCTCCATTCGGTGTTCTTTCAACGGCATATTCTGTACCACCTACTATATAAAAAGAACCGAAAATTAATGTTAGTGCAATAATTGCACCTAAAGCGTGGGTAATTATTTTTCCAACTAAAAGTTCACCACCATTTACTTTATATTGTAAAAACTCAATCTTTTGTTTTCCTGTTTCTGTGTTATTCATTGTTTTCCTTTTTATTTGAATATTATATTATACTATATCAAAACTTTCGTTTCACTTAATTTTTGAAAAAAGTTTTTATTAATTTCCTAACTTCCAACACATTATGTGTAGTGATTTCCTGTTTCAGAAGAAACTTAGCCTTTTCGATTAATTCTATTTTATCTAAATCACTTGATAAGGCTATATTCATAAGGTCATCAACCATACCATATAAATCTCTAATTTTCATCAGTTTCATCCTTTAAAATATTCAATTCATATTCTGCGTCTTCATAACTTTCAAACCAACCGTCTGGATGAAGTTGATCCATTTCCTCATAGAATTGCATTAAGTTACCAACCACAAATGTGTCTTGAAGAATTTGCATTTCTTCTATCCAAAAAATATTCATAATATACCCTTATTTATAAGTTTTTCTATCTGTTTCATGTCTTTCATTACTTTTTTATAGTAAGTTTTATTATACCATCCACCATTATATCTACTAATTGTCTTAAAAAGAGGGTTCCACATTTTTTTCTTAAGAGCATAGTTATAATTCATCCTAATATAATGGGCGCAAATTAGAATATTGAATTGATTATTATTTTTTAATAACCTAGCAATGGAAGAATTAGATAATTTATTAACCCAATTAAGTGACTTAACTCTTTTTGAAACTTCCCTTACTGTTAATACCCTTACTTGCATAACACCAATGGAAGAATCTTCTAATTTTAATCTTTTCCCATTTTTTCTATCATCACCAACAATTAAATTCCTAGCTGATGATTCTCTCAACATAATAGAACATAGTGTTTTTTCAAATGTCATACCGTCATTAGCAACAGTAATTTCACCGATACTTTTAGCAATTCTTAAATTAGTTATTTGTTCATTAGAAAATGCATATAACTCTAGGAAAGAAAATAGTATTAAAATGAAAATTATCTTCATTATTCATCTTCTTGTAATTCTAAAAAACAATCTTCACAGTACACTGAACAATCTTTTTCAAATTCCCAATTATAATGTTCTAGTGAATTAAATTCTCTGTGTTCCATGAGCGGTATATCCAAATATTCAGAGACTTCTTCACAATTTGAATTTATCCAGATATGTTCTGAAGTTTCTACTAATATGTCTTTTAAACAACTTTCACATTGCATGAGTTTTACACCAGTTGCAAACCCTAACGAACAGAGGATATAATCATATCCTGCCAATTCTCTTCGTAAAATAATTCTTTCTTCTAGGTTCATTTAGTACTCACTTGATTTTAAAATATTGAAATATGAAATTTCATTTTCTTCGTCTTCGTTTATAAGGCTTTCTAGATACTCAATCACTTCACTTTCATCATAAGCTGAGAAAATAATTCTGGAAAAGTTACAACAAAGCTCTTCTAATACAAAGTACTCTTTTCTGATTTCAGAATAAGTTCTTGTAACACCACACGCATCAGCCATCAACACATATTCATTAAATGATCTTGGGTTTTTAGGTCCAGCTTCATCTGAATGATAAAGACCAGTGAGTCTAACGAAATCTGTTATACTTAAATTCTCTGTATTGATTTCAGTTGGTTCCATCTTTTAATCCTTTAATATTTATATGTCATATTATAACGTAAAAAGGATTAAAAAGACCTTAACATTCTGAGAGAATAGTTCTATGGTCAGTTAATTCATGTGTGACAGGTGAAATGTAATATTTATCGAAATCTAAAGAAAACGTATTACCTAAACAATGAGTACCAATAAAGTTTATAGTACCATTTTCTGTTTTACATGTATTGGAATTTATCATTTCAAAATCGAACCCCATTTTAATAGCTACTTCATTTATCATTTTCATAAAATGTTTTTTATCATTTTCATATTTATAAAAAATAATAATATCATTTTTAGAAAATTCTTGTTTAGAAAGCATCTGAACGAGGTCTGATGTAGTTCTTCCGCCACCTCTTTGTTTATACGGGACAGCAAGCCTATCTAGGTCAAATGACTCCCATGTTTGTTGTTTATATTTATCTATCACATGGTTCTTCATTCAATAATCCTGTGTGATAATACAACTTCTCATAAAATCATGTATGAACTGTTCACCATTCATGTCATTTTCTAGGTAAAAATCTGTTTTATCTGAAAGGCTTCTAGCAAAATCATCGAAAGAATTTTTTTCATGAGTACTATTTTCGTTGTGTAAATAAATTATAGTAAACTCATTTTCTTTTGCCCATTCTAATTCATTTTTAGTTCTTATATCTGAAATAACTATATTTGGGACATTTAAAAGGGAAATTTCAGCTTCTAACATTCTTACAAAAATCATATCTTCTACCTTTCTCAGTGAATTGAGTTCCAACCATATTTCACGTGGAGTTTTAGTTATCAATTCACCAGTCGATAGAGTTATATTTAGTGGTATTTCTTTTTCATCTGGATGGTAATCCTTTTCCATCCAAGGGTATATTTTTATAGCTATTTTTTTAAGCTGATCTGAGAAGCTTACTCTTGTGAAGTCATAGTCCCTTACTAATACATCAACTACAAAGTCTTTTCCTGCTCCCGCTTCCCCAACTAATGCTAATTTTTCCATATATTCCCCTTATAAAGTAGTTGAGATTGAAATTTCAATCCAATCTTCATCGTTAATTCTTGAATGTTCAATAGGAATAATAACTAATCTCCCAACACTTACAAATGAAACAATGAAATCATATTCTTTCCATCTTTCATTTTGAATTTTATATTGAATTTCTTTTTCTATAATTTTATAAATAGAACTAGAAATTTCACTTATAACATCTTTTTTCTTTATTTTTTTATCTTGCCATCGCCATTTATAATATTTTGAAAGAGTTATAAACCTATGAATAAACTCTTTATGTTGCTTTTTGACTTCTTGGGAAATTAATTTTAAACAAACAGGTTTGTTTTCAATTATACTTTCAAATTCAGATATCTTTAATAGCATTGTATTCCTTTTTCTTTTTCTACTACTTTTAACCCAACAGGTTCATATAAATACCATCCTATGATGATTACAGGGATGATTATTGTTTCGAGTGTCAAGAATGTTATTACTGCATTCCCAACACTAAGTTTATATGATATATCTGGGTCTTTTTCTCCCATATTGAATACACCATATGGTTCATAAACAATAGAGACTTGCTTTCCATCTTGACACTTATTTATCGTTTTTCTTTCAGCACAACCAGAAAAAACTAATAATGCCACTAAAGAAAATATAACTATCTTTTTCATTTCTAAATCCTTTAGTATATTATACCTATTTTATAGTTAAAATTACCTTAAAATTTATCGGTATATATTTTTCCACTTATTAGCATTTTTAGGAAATAAACCTTTTTCTATGCTTTCTAATACAAACTTATCCCAAAGATGTGCTTTTCTTAAATTAGAATCCACCTTTCCGTTCTTCTTTCTTGATTTTAAAATTTCTTTAAAAGCTATAATAGCTGTTCTTTTTGTAAATTTTTCCAATTTTAACTCCTGATTATAATTTTTAGAATATCTTCTATGACATGATCACTTATTTTAACAACATGATATTGGATATTATTTTCATCCAAGATATTTTTGATTTTTTTACCTATCTCTATACATTCTAATTCGTTTTCTCTTCTTCCATATTTTTCATGTGGTTGATCTTCTTTCTTTTCTAAGAAAATATTTATATTCGTATAAGACTGATACATTTTTAGCACTAAATCTTCGAATTCTTTTCTTGGTAAGTGCTCATTATCTTGAAGAAAAGCTAAACCAATTAAAAATGGACCATCATTAATTGTAAAATCAACCTGACCTTCGAGTTTAAATAATTGATGGTGTTGTCTAGCTGTGATCATTAATTGATCTTTTAGTGTAAAGAAATCTTTAGAATACACTATGTCTTTTGCAATTTCAGTGATATATTCAACCTTTATTCCTTGTTTTTTCATTTCAAAAAACAAACCTGCTGCTGTTGTGGACTTCCCACTTCCTGGCATACCAAATAACTGAATATTTATCATAACCATTCACCTTCGATAGTCCAGGTTCCATTATCATCTACGAAAACTTTTAATATCTTCATTTCTTTTGACAAATCTTCATGTTCTAATAAATGTGAATATACATTTAGTTTTTCACCAATATGATCTGTTAAGTTAGAAAAAATAGAATTTTTGTCATCTTCACCATCATAGTAAAAAATATTATCATCTATGCTCAAAAGCACAGGTTCAAACATACCATTCAATAATTCTCGTTGCTCATAAAATATTTTACTCATAATACCATCCATTTTCTTTAAGTTTTTCTATTGCCTTTTCAGTAGATAATTCTTCGATGAATCCTTCTACATTCCCATTTTTATATGGAACAGAATTTTCAAATCTTTCTTTTTTAAAATAAAGCGGTTTAGTTTCGAAGCTTCTAAATCCAAGCATTGTACGTTTAAATTTTGTTCCTTCGGGAACACCATGAAGCATTTTTGTGTTATCAAAAAGTACTAAATCACCTTTGTGTAGTTTTACTTCTGAAATTTCACCATCAATTTCGACCATTAAACCATTTCCGTCATTTAGGTTTTCTGTAACTAATACCATGACATATCTAGGGATAATACCCTCTTCGAATGAAATCTCATATTTCCCCCATTCACCATCAATGAGTTCAACGTCTACATGCATTGGTAATGAATTATCTCCATCAAAATATTGTTGCCAGTTCATGAGTACTTTTGAATCTTTCATATCTTCATTTAGTAATTTACTCACCGATTGTTCATAGATTTCTAAACAGGTTTCTAAAGCAGGGAAATTATCTAAATTCAGAAACGGTGAAGTTGTTGGTTTACTCAAAGTCACCATACAGGCATCCCCCTTTCTTCCTTCATGTAATTCTCTTTTTCTGAAAAGTTTATCTTCTACAAATTTTTCTGTATATAAACTTTCAATTTCAGCTAATTCTGATAAAATTAATTGAATATCTATCTCACCGAATAAATCATGAATAACATGAACTCCTTCCTTATTAACATTTTTAAAAATTTCATCTGAAATTTCTTCTATAATACCCATTTAACATTCCTTTTCTTTTAGATAAGTGATAACCTCTTCTTTAGATATTTCAATTAAACTTTCTTTAGTGGATTTAAAGAAATACCTATTATTAAGAAATTTACTTATATTATTTTCATTTTTTTCTAAATATTCACATATTCCAGTGGAGTTTTTCTTATATGAAGATATGAAGACTACTCCACAAGATACTATACAAAACAAATTCTAATCCATTTTTATTTCAAATTTTCTAAATACAGAATCTTCAATGCTTCTTTTGAATTCTTCAGAATACATTGAAATATCTACTATGAATTCATCTGTTTTCTCTCCTTTTTCCAGCTTCATATTTTTTGCAGCAATATATGCTAAGATTACTTTCGCATAACCGAATAATATATTACTAGAAGTATTAATATCTTTTAGAAGAAAAATTGTTTCAGCTCTTGATTCCATCTCAAAATAGTCGGTTTTTCCACTTTCTATACACTTAGAACAATAATTAACAAATTCACCGAACCACTCATGAACGATTTCTAAATTAGGAAATGTTATTTTATCTGTATTGATTAACCCTAAAGTTTGTTCTAGTTTATTTCTGACAACGTCATAACCTTGTGCGCCACTAAAATCATATAAATGAAGATTTGTAACATGATGATTGTAGCTTCCTAAAGTAACTTCATCATCAATTTCTTTATTGATGTACTGTAAAATCATTTCTTGATAAAAAGTCCATTCGAAAATATTTATACTTCCAAACCCCCAAAGGACATCTCCACTCCTAGACTTAACATTCATGTGCAATCTTTTATCTGGAGTGACAAAAAAATCCATAATTAAATTACAAGGTCTGTCTTTTGTCTTTTTTAAATCATACTTAGATAAAAGGTTTTCTTTTGTATCTAAATTAGCATCATATATCACGGTAACAGCTCTTCTAGTAAAAATACCTTCATTTTTAAACTGCTCAATAACATCTTTAATTTGGTTCCCATTGATTATTCTTTCTGGGTATCCTCCTCTCCATGTTTCACTATCATCACTAAAATCTCTTGCTCTAGGTAGAAAAAAGCTTAAGTAAGGGTCTATTTTATTTGACCCAGCAAAAACCCAAAATGTTTCTGCTATTGTTGCAAAAATGTTATTTTTTCTTCCTTTTAAGTTTAAGTGTCTTGATTTCGGTGAATCTAATTCAACAAAAGCATTATAAATAGTACTTATATCACCATTCCTAGATGGTGATCTGTAACCTTCAGTGATAAGTGTGTCTAAACTCTTATATACAACCTCATTAATTGTTTTTCCTTGGATATATTTCATAATTGTCCTTTTTATTTATAATTATACCTAAATAATCTTAATACTAACTTATTGATTTAAAATTATAGCGTCACCATTAGATACTGCCGATCTTATATCATAGTAATGACTTGTGTAAGAATTTTTATTTTTATTCGATTCTTTAATGTAATGTTTAAAGCTTTTTGCATCAATTAACCACTTAAATTTTATAACTGCTTTAAGTTTTTCTTCATCTTCTAAATAAGAACTCCCTACTAATATGTAGTCAATGATATCGAGATTATTAAGAAATGTGTCCAAAAAAGGTCTTTTTAATGTAAACTGACTCCCTTTTAGATTAAAATTAAACCAATTATCATTCCAGCCGACTCTCTTAACCTCTATTCTTTTACCATCAACAGTCAAATCATAAGCGTATGATTCTCTTATTTTATGGTTAAATTTTTGATCATTTAACTCACCGCTTAATAATTTGCACGCAGAATGTTCTAATACTAGACCACTAAATACATCTCTCCGTAATTCTTCATCTGATCTTCCGTTTGATTGAAGATTAAATTTAATTTCTAATACTGTTTGTTCTATTTTGTCATAAAGTTCAGAGCTGATATCAAATTTATATAATGTACTTAGTTTCTTGATATCTTCTTCTTTAAACTCTTTTCTTAACATATTTTTTCCTTGTTAGTGGTATTTTAAATAATTTAGTTTTATTGAATTTATTATCTATTAATCTTTTTAGTAATAAACTTGAATAATTTTTAGTATTGATATTTTCTGGGAGATATATTACTTCAAACCTTTCTGGGAAATGTCTTATATTGAGGGAAACAGTAGTGTTTTTATTATTCACATCTACGTCACCTATATTTTCCTTAAGTGCCTTTTCTAAATGGTGAATAATATCTTTCATTTCAAATGCTAGTGCGTATAATAATATACCATCACGTGAATAACCAGCTGATAAATATATACCATTATCTTTTGAATATTTGTTAAAAGATCTCCAAGTGAGGTTATTGAAAATGCCTTTCGCAGAAAGACCGGATTTTTGTTGAAGAGTTTCGTTTTTCACTTCTATGAATAAGTTACCTTTTTTACCATCCCAACCGTGTTTTTCGTCAATATGGTTTCCATGAATTAACTCAATGCTGATTCTTTCTCTAACAGAATCACCTGCGCCTGTTATCATGTTTACGGTAGAAAATTCACAGAATTTTCGGTATTCTTCATTATTATGAAATTCAGGGAATTTCCCTGTTTTCACGTATTCTATTAACTGTTGGTACATCTTAGTCCTTTAAAAACTTTTTATTAGATTATATGATACTATAAAAATAATTAAATGGAACTTAAATCACCATTCATCGAAAATTGAATCCTCTTTTTTTGGTGTTTGATCTGCACTATACACATAATTAGAGTCAAAGAATGCGTTTACAAGAAATTCTCGTTTTTCATTGATACTGATTCTAGTAATAGTATCATCTTTTTCAGCTTGTTCTTCCCAATATTTTTGAGAATTAATTATACCCTTATTGTCTTTCCATCCTGGTGCATTTTCAGCCCATTCCATTGTTCTTTCTAATCTTCCACTTCTAATGTTTGTTCTTTCTAGGAAGTCTTCACATTTATCATAATAACTCACTAAAATGTGAACCACATCAGCTCCCGCTTTATGAAAAGTTTCTGGACCTGCTATTTTTGATCTATTATTGAAATATCCTTCTAAAAGAACAACCTCAGCTCCAGATTTCTTCATTTCAGAAATAAATGCTGAACGTTGATCCCAAGAAGAACACATTCCTGTGTCTAATCCAACCCATTTTCCAGATTTATCTTTTTTTCCGAAAATAACCCAACCATTAGAAAATCTGGTAGCAACAGTAGAAGTAATTTCTTTATCACCGTCTTTTTTAGATCTTTTTATGTATGTAAACTCAACAGGTTCTGATTCGAATTTTTGTTCTAAATATTCCACCAAAACTGAAACCCTCGTAGATTTCCCAGTTGCATTAGCTCCTATGTAATTTATCACTGTCATTTTTTCTCCTTACCAATTTTCAATTTCGGGTTTTAGTTTCCAGAAAAACTCATTTATTTCTTCTGGAATTTCTTTACCTATATTTTTCGCAGTCGTATAAAGATCTGGGACTGACCCTATTACCCAAAATAACGTAGTTTCTTTGAATAATTCTGGGTGAAATTCTTTTATATGAGTGTAAACCTTAGCCTCATATCTATAATGGAATGTAATGTCATCAACTTTTACACCCTTAATGGTTTTACTATAAGGATAACCACTTTCATGCCAAATAAATTCATAATCAGAATAATCAGCTCCCATCATGTCCAATCTTTCAAACATATAATCACGTTTATCTACACCGACATTCACTAAATGAATTCTCTTTAAGTTTTTTGGTTTATCTCTACTTAAACCCAATATAACAGATGTAGTGCTGTTTGCTGAACCAAATGGTATAATCAAATCTTCAATGAAATCAGGGAAATTCTTTGTTTGAAAAGCACCAACCTCATGGAATGATAAAATCTTATCAGGTGTATTTTGTGGTAAATTATGATCAACTGTAATATCTCTTTCTATCGTAAACGAGTTCGGGAAATCTTTCATAATCTCCTTCACTCTTCTTTGGATATTAACATTAAATCCACTTCCCATAGTCGTTTCATATTCTGTACCAAACATAGTCGCAAAAATAGGTAATTCTTTTTCACTGAGACTTTTATGACTAGAACCACCAGCAACTTGGATACATCTTAATCCATAATGATTTGCCATTGCAGCTGTCATTGGGGTTTGAGGCGAACTATTTACATTCGTCGCATGAATTACTGTATCAACTCCTTTTGGTCTTGTTTCAAATAAGTGTAATAATTGACGACACTTAGAACCATTTAGAGTATTAATACCTAATAAAGCAAATTTATCTTCTCTTTTATACCACATCCCATCTGATTTTTTCTCAATTGGAGTAAGTTCGTACATATAATCAGCCCATTTCTTACCTTTCGGGAGTGGAAATGGAACTACTGAATCTTTCGTATCTTCGTTTATAATATTTCTAGAATCTTTTTCTTTTTTCATAGTGTTATTATACCTTTATCTTACTTAGAAGACACTTAAGCCCAATCATCTATTATGTCATTGGAATTCTTTTTTTCTTCCTTGACGGTCTTCTTCTTAACTTTTTTAGTTGGTTTCCCATACCACTCAAGTTCTTTTTCTTTCCAAGTATCCTTAAATGAATTTTTAAATACTTTATCATACCCATCCATCATTGGAATTTCACCTGTTAGTCTATACCAATTTTGTTTAACCTTAACCAACCCAGGATCATCTGGATTATCTTCCAATCTTAGTTCTTTTGGTAAATACTTTTTTCTTGCATCCCAAAAATCTTCAAATGTCGTTTCAATGCCATCTATCTCTTCCCAGTTTCGAGTTTCAGCTTTCTTAATTCTGTCATGAAACATATCATTATATACATTAGGATATCTTCTATTTATTCTATGCCAACTTTTATAACAGCAAAGGGTACTTTCGAGAGTATAATAATTCACATCTTCGTAAAAATCTTCATTAACGAAACGTTTTTTAGCATCTTCTAAAAGTATTTCTCCTTCTTTTTCTAACCAAGACATGATTTCTTTTGTATGTCCTTTTTCAAGTCCAGGAAGAAGTTTTTCATTCCGTTTATCAACATCTAAGTCGTCTCTTCCAAGGACTTTACATAAACCATTTCTGTGTGATTTTGAACCACTTTTATCATACATCAATAGATCATTACAATCTATATTCAGTCCCATTATTTTTAAATATTCGGTATAGCTAAATGTTGATAACCTACCGTACATAAAAAAGTCATTATAAACAACGTCCCAAATTTTTTTAAAATTCACATAAGGGTCATCAGAATTACAAATATCAGTAAAATATTCAACTTGAGTTTTATCACCGAGAAGCTCTCTATAATTTTCATACATTTCTACGAAATGACCTTTTTGATATCTTCTATCAATATCATAATCAAGGTTCTTCCAATATTGTCTATGCCATGTTTCCATTTCTTCTGGAGTAGTGTCTAAACAACTAGGGAATCTTTGGAAAATAACCCAAGAAGTTAATGGGTTCTGAGTGGCTCCGTTAATAAATGCAAACCAAAGCCTTGTCTCGAAATCCCAATTATACTTTTCAGCTAAATATGGCATGACATAATACACTCCACCTGGATGTGATTTATATGTCAAGTGAAACCCATAGAACCTTAAAAATACTTCTCTTCTATATTTAGGAAGCCTAAAATCCATACCTTCTTTTAGGTTTGTAATTTCTTCTTCATTTTCTAAATCACAAAAACGTTTTAATTCCATCAGAACTCCTTTTTGTGTATTTAAGAATTTTTCTGGACGAAATCATAAAAATCATCCCAATTTCCGAATTCAAAATCAGATTTATTGTTTATACCTGAATTGATTTGAAAAACTTTACATTCTGGTTGTTTTTCAGATACTAATTTACAATATTTTTTGAAGTCGTCTATAAAAAAATCACATTTAATATATTGTTTATCAGAAGTACTTACAAACCCATGATCAAAATTAAACCATCGTCTTAAAAATAACCGCTTACTTGTTTCATGTTCTGGAAAACAAGAAGATATGAAAAGTATCTCATACCCTTCATCTTTAAGTTTTTGTAAAGTTTCTACAGCACCATATATTGGACACAATTCATCATAAAGTTTTGGGTCTTTCCAAAACAATAAAGGGTCTGAATGATTATGCATTAAATTTTCTATATCATTATTTTCTGAAGTTATCTCACCAATATCATGCCCAGTAAGCTTAAAATACCATTCTGTCCATGGTGAAACAGTATCAACTACTGTTAAATCAACGTCTACACCTATTATTTTCATTCTTATTCCTTTATTCTTTGAAGTATGCAACACCAACTACTGCTTTTTTAGAGTCATCATCTTCTATTAAACTAAAATCGACAATATCAAATACATAATTTCCTAGTGATTCTGCTTTAAGTTCATTTTCTTTTTTCTCTAATTCTTCAAGTAAAGTTTTTTCAAAATCCCACATATACATGAAATTTAAGAAAAAGAAATTTTCATTTTTTCTATAAAACACTTTCATCATTACCTCCATTAAAAATAGGAAGTATGGAATAATTAAAATCACCTAATCTATAACTAAAGTGTTGTAATAATTTTTTGAAATTTTCTATTTCTTCAGTGGAATCTGAATATAGAGTAATTGAAAGTGAATGGTTATAATGTGAGTCTCTTAAACTTTGGATCATATTTTCAAAAACTGAGGATTGTTTTAGTATATTTTTACCGAAATCAAAATATTCAGTTTCTTTTAACCCAAAGTCATTTGTAATGGTGAATTTAATTGCGGATTTCATTTTATCCCTTTTAATCTTTATATAGTATATTATACCGTAAAAAAGATTAAAAGGAACTTAACTGAAGAGTTTAGAAATTTTTTTAGTTATTTTAAAATATAAGTACGAAAATAAACCGAACTTATAAAGTTTTTCTACATCTGGGTGACCATTAAGTTGATCACCCATCATGATTTCATCATAATGTTCCTTCTTATCTGAATAACACCATTCCCACATGAATTAGTCCTCAAACATCTTCATATTATCTTCTTCACCATTTTCATCATATTTCTCATAAGAGTCAGCCGAATCTGTGTACCCACCCTCGATTCTTTCTAAATTCAATGAGTTCTTTTTCTTATAAATTTCAAACATTTCGTCTACTTCAAAATCTGCGTATTTCGAAAGAGCATCAACTAGATATAAAAAGAAAACAATGGTTTCTCCAGGGTTTGTTAAAGCAGTTACATTGAACATTGAAATTCTAACCAAAAGGCTGTACATTTTTTCTTCACCAGGGATATCTTGTATTTTGTCAGCAATATCTTTATATGCATTTAAAACATCTTCTGGTGAACCATGTAAATGCAATAAAACTGAAAGACTGAAATGAATAATATCTACTATTTCAACTTTGTTATTCTTATCATCATTTTCTAGGTACGTTTTCCACCATTTCCAACCATTATTCTCATTTTCAGAATTCATATCACCGATTCTTGGTGAACTTTCTAGTAATTCACCTAATTCAGCCATGTTTGCTGCAATTAATGAAGTTAATGGGACTTTTCTTCGCCATTCTTCACTAGTGTATTGTCTATTCAAAGATTCCTGTGCATTAAGTAAAGTTTCCATTTGTTCGACAGTAAATTTTATTACATTTTCATTAGTATCAGCTTGTGTGTTAGTATCGATTTCATTTTCCATTTTTATTTCCTTGTTTAAATTTATTTTTTACCAGTTCTCTAAAGAACACTCATTACAAACCATTGGTTCTTCTGTGGGCACATATCTATTTCTTGGTCTGCCAGTCCCCCTTTTTGCTTTAGTGTATTTAGAAAGTTCACAAAATGAATTTTCTAACATCATGACATTTAGACATCTATCATATACAGGTAAATGGTCAAAAAGTGATTCTAAGTCGGTTTCTAATCCTCGTTTTTCCCATTCATTCACTATGTTATCACGAACCCAAAAAAGAGCATCTTCATGAGAAAGACCATCATAATCCTCGAATAACAAGTCTAACCCTCTATCGCACCCAGGACCACTTATCGTGAATTCATTTTCACTGAATCTAAATTCTTCAATATAAGTTAAATCTACGAATATCTGGTAAGCTAAAAATTTAGCTAATCCATGAATAGAAAGTAGATTTTCAAAAGATTCTAATTGGTCTTTAGCGTTAATAATTTTATCAACTATATCACTATTTTTTACATGAAGTATTAACCACAACATTCTTAGTGGAATATTTTCTTCCCATCCTTTAAGTTTATATCCCTCTCCTTTGGCGCAGAGGTCACGACCAACTTTATAGTTCACACCAACTTCTTCAGTCCCATCTGGGTGAATGAGTGTAATTTCTAATTTCGGTTGGTTTAAATAAACTCTTTCAGTAATTCTTTCTGGGAATGCATTAGCGTATTTTAATCCACCTGTATTGAATGCTGGAGTGAACCAAATGTACTTAGGATCTTTTTCTATTTCTTCATTTATGATTTTTCTAAAAACTTCAATATCATCCTTTGTCATTTCTATAATCTTAAAATCACCAGGTAAATTTAATTTCTTAAATGTACTCGATTTATTGAAAGTTCTAAATAAAATACTCCAAAGAACCTTTTCCTTTAGTGAAAATTTAGGATTTTTACTTATTTCTTCTATTAACCAGACAGATTCCCTGTCAAGTTCTCTTCTAACATTAGTAAATCTATAATCCCTGAATACTTCATCATCAGTCCATTTGTCTTGTGGTAATTTTTCAATTTCTTTTCTTTTATATATTTTATGCCTTTCGAATACATAATTATGATGATATCCTAGTACTTCTTCGGAAAGTACTGGATTTGAGGTTTTAATCTTTTCCTCATTTACACCACAATATAACTTATCATCTGGTTTTGTTTTCATAATATTCCCTTAAAAATTTTGAAATTCACTAATTACATGAGTTTCCCTAGCACCAAGAGACTCTAATACATCAAGTAATCTTTTCATTCCTCGTTTCCCACTATGTGTATATGTGTTTGTTATCTCAGAATTTTCTCTTTTTGCTTTTATGTAAAGCTTCGGTATATATTCATCTGCTCTCATGAAAAGAATATTCGGTGTTGGTGTTGAGTATAAAAATGCTACCATTTTTTCCCTGTCAATTGCTCGTTTCATTATCTTCCTTTTAAAAATCCCAGTCATCTAATTCCATTGTAAAGTTTCTATTTATGTTGTATTCAACAGCATCTAACATAAGTTGTAAAGGTTGTAAGAAAACCAAATCAAACATATGTTCTTTATCAACCATATCTACTAAACCAGCCTTTTCTAAAAACCGACTATCAAAAAATGCTATAACTTCATCACCTACTATATTTGGCGTCTTTAAAAATACATATTTTATTTTATCTTTTGCGGTAATAAGTGGGAATATATTATTAAGACCTTTCTGTATTGAAAAATTATTTGAATTTAGGGCAGCACGCACATTAATTGGCGCCGATTGTGGTTGACCATTTATATTTAAAGCAGGGCTTCCATCATCATTTACTTTCATATACTTCCCACCAAGCTCACCAACATAACTCAATGTTCCTATCCCACTAACTCTAGCTATATCATCTATCGGTGCTTCCATAAATTTTTTCTTAACTTCTTTGATGAAATCAGCGACTGCCCTTTCATCTTCATCCAAAATAACAGGTAAAACCTCCTTTAGCCACTTTCTACAAAATTTCGGTGTACTTGATCTGACTATTTCTAATCCAGTAACTGATATTTTCGGATGATCTACTAAAAATGACCCTTCATCCCAAATAGCTCTTAATGCATATTTCTTTTTTGCAACAAATAAACCTTTATCTGCAATTTTTTCAGGTTTTGCGCCAATAACAGATGGGTTGAAACAATTAAAATCTTTTGCGAATTTTTCAGTATATTCACCCACCCATTTATCGATATATTTTTCATTAAATGAAACGATTTTGTTTAAAATTTCCGACTTAGACATTTCTTCTTTTTCGGTCATCTTTTTAACTAAAATATCTAAAGTGAAGTAACCACTATCTGTATCATTATAAATTCTATAATCATCTTCACCGAATAGTTGTGAAAGTTTTTCATTTATAAATCTAGATAAACCTTGAATATATATTCTTCCGTTCCCAGTAATACTTGCTGCTACATCTCTATTGAATAAAGGGAAATATTCATTTCCCAATGCTCCGTATAAACTATTGATAGAAATTTTTAAAGACATTTGTAAGGTATCATAATACGCAATTTTTGAGTCAAGTGCGGTATCTAAATACGAGGAATTTTCAAATTCCTCCTTTAAAGGTGAAATATCCATTGAATTAATTTCATCTATTGTTATTTCACCTAAATCTATTCTTTTAAAAATCTCTTCTAACATATAATGTAACCTACGATCACGCCAGCAAAAAATGAAATTATAGAAATTTCTATTAATTGGGCTTTAGTCATGTTCTTCATAGTTGCATTCCTTTTTGTAATATTCAAAATCGTTACACATTTCATTTATGATATTTTCAAGTTGTTTTTTGTGTTCTGACTTTAGTGGGATGTTACCATCAAACTTAGTGTGAATAATGATTGTTTTAAATAAAGGCTTTAAAATCTCTTTAAATTCAACACCCATTATAATCTTCTATCTCAGAATTTAATCTAAAACTAATATAATCTAGTTCTCTTATTTTTAAATCTTTACTAGAAACTTGAAAAATTTTAATAATAATCTCTTCTAACTTAGTTAAGAACTCTTGGGTCTCTTGGTAAGATAATCCAAAAAAATTATCAGTTATACCAATTCTGTACACAACATTAGACTGAGCATCTAAATATTTTGTAATTTCTTCTAATAAAACAGATAATTCCATATCATCATGTATTGCACTAAAAAAATCATTTAATTGATTAACTTCTACGTTAATATATGCTTCTCTTGTTTGAAATATCACTATTTATCCTTTTTTTAAAATAATTTTATTAATTCACATAGTGAATATACCACTAACCCAAAACCACCGATTAACATTGTTGTAAGTATTGCGCTTATTTTCATAGATTCTAAATTTCTATTTATGAAAGTTCTATGAGTATAAACCTGTTCATTAGATATATCAGAATCATATATTACTTCATTAAAGACATTTAAGATATCGTCTTCTTTATAAATAATTGGGTCTAATATAGGGTCAATATCTTTTCTACAAGGTTTTACAGCAACTAACCCATCACTAATTTCAACAATGGTCATAATGACTTGTTTTTCAAATGGAGAATTTTCATATAGTGTGAAACCAATTTCATTCCCTACTTTAATGTCAGACCGAGTAATTTCCCTTTTCATCTTTGTACCTTTTAATCTTTATATAGTATATTATACCGTAAAAAAGATTAAAAATAACTTAATTAAGTTAATCTCGCTTTCAATGCCTTATACATTAACATTTTTCCTTTTGCTACTTTACGGTCAGCATAAATTTCACCAACAATTCTAGGGATAATTCCCTCTTTATCATTTCTAAAGAATGCGTTCATCCCATATGAAACATTATATTTAGATACAATTTCTCTTATTTCATTAAGGACATTATCATTAACATACACAACTTCACGTTCACTATGGTGATATTTATTTCTTAACTCTGTTAATTCAGTTGGTAAATCTTTTTCTTCGATATACATTTCTGGGCTCATATTATGAGCTCTCATGCCAAGGAGTGGGTACATACTATTAATATCTACACTAACTAACCATTCCGATTTTCCTTTTTTTGGTTCTTTTACATACCCACCAACTATTGGTGTTCCTAATTTATTCTTATTCTTATGAGGCATAACTAAATTTTCTTTCATAGCTATGTTAGTGATATACTGTGTCCATGGCTTTACAGTTCCCATTGTGTCATCATAATTAATACCCATCATATTGGCTAATATTTTCATGAGAGCAATTAGTTTCAGTTTATCTTCTAATTTCTTAAGAATTACAACGTCCTGGATAGAATATTCTAAGAATTTATCAATATCACCTGCATGAAAATCTATAATATTATCATACTCACCATAATCAACTTTACCATCACCTATCCCTAGTTCTTCTTTAGATATATTATCTAAAGAGTATGAAGTCTGAGGAGTAAAAATAAACTTTTTATAACTTTCCATCATATCAATTAGATAGACGCCATCCCAATTATATCCAACACCATCTGAGGTTTTATACTCAGATATTTTTCTAATTGGACTTAACCTTGTTTCGTTAATTCCTTGAATATTTTTTACTCTATTAGTTATGTAAGGAAAATCAAACCCTTCACCATTCCATGCTGTAATAACAGTGGGCATTAATGTGTCTAAAAGTTTAAAGAAAGTTTCGAATAAACTCTTTTCTGTTAGGAAATGTTTAAAAACCAAGTTATTATATTTTTCAAATCTTTTTTTATCTTTCATGTCATCTAAACTTAAGATGATAATTTTATCAGTATAGCTATCATAAATCTGAATTTGAGTAACAGGGTGTATTGCTTCTTGTGGATCAGGAAATGATTTATCTTTAGTAATCACCTCAATATCAAAAAACCAAATTCTCATATCAACTTGTTCTTTCATTTCGAAATAATTTTCACGGATGTGTCTATATTCTGGTTGCTGGTTACCATAAATTTCTTTACCAACAGATTCCATAAAACCCCTGTATTCTTTCGCATCTTTACTATTAAAGAAGAGTTTCTGAGAAAGTTTTATATTTTCATCAATTATATACCTAAAATCACCATCTTTGTCACGTTCAAAATATTCCCAAATTGGATCAATCTTCCTAATCCTTACTTCTTTAGAAACAGAATCACGAACTCGTTCATAATAATTCCAACCAGATTTCCAACATTTTTCTAAAACTTCCATATTACCTACTTATTTTGTTATTTTCTTAATTGCACTAACATAATTTATTCCACGTTCATTGATTCTAGCAGAACAAACCTCTGCTATGTATTTGAAATTAGTTCTCAAATTAGTGTTTGTTAGGAATTTTTCCCAATCTTCTTTAACACCCCAAGTAGAAGCTATTTCACTTAAAATATTATAAGAAGTTCTTATTGACATGAAATACCTAATGGACCAAAATAAACCATATCTTTTTACCCACTTTAAAAAATACATTAAAAATTTCATATAAATACCTTAATCAAAATTCATGACCGATTTATTTATAGATGCTTCACCGACGGCATTCTGTAAAGTAGAAGTTTGTATATGAGCATTTACGCTTTCTAATATGTTATTTTCTTCATCATAATCAATAAATCTCATTGTTTCGAAATGTGTTTCAACTAAATGAGCAGACAATTGACCTGTATTTCTATTTTTTAAGAATTTCAATAAAGATTTTTTCTCTTCCCTTAATGCATCATTTGATAAAATTGCTAAAACTGTATCTGCTGTTTGGATAACACCCAATGAATCGGCGATACTATCTAGACCAGCATCCAATGAATTATAACTACCCCTATTCAACTGACTAGCTGTATGCATTATTTTATCAAATTTCTTTCCAAACCCATGTAATTCTTCGGCTATGAGTTTGTAGAATTGATACATACCACCTGCTTGTGATAATGTAGCTCTGCTTGAAGTCATTAAACCGATGTAATCTATGACTATATGCTTTGGATTAAAGTTATCCTTTGCTGCTAAGTCAGAAAGTAATGATTTAAGTTTTATTGTATTAAATGTTCCAGCTGGGTATTCCTTTATGACTAGTTTTCCAGCATTTTTCGTTATTTCATCCATTCTCTTCGTGAAAGTTTCTTTTCCTAAACTACCTAAATCATTTGCTGGATGATTT